CTGACCGCCAAGGCCAGTACCCAGAGCCGCGGTCGTGTTAGTTGGTGCTGCAGCCGTTGGGTTAGCACTGTTAGCAAAGTTAGCCAAGCTACCTTGAGTAGCGCCATCAAGTGCTTGGTAGCTGCCGTAAATACGGTTGCCCATAGTGGACATTACCGTAGCAATGTTGCTACCGCCGAGCCGGACACTATAGCCACTTTCTGATGCCTGTAATGCACCGCCAGAAGCTCCGCCAGTAACCCGGTGTTGGAAGAACTTACGCAAAGACTGCGACATGCACATCCGGCCTTGACCTGCTGGCAGCGGAATGGTGCCCATCAGCACAGCACCAGTACCGTCATTCATCCAGAAGGCCGCGTAGACTCCACCGATATAGACGATGTACTGATACCGCTTATTCAGCGTATATTGCCAGGGAGAGGCATTAGAGGAGGAGATTGGAAAGATACCCGTAGAGGTTTCCGCTCCGTTGTAGCTAGCAATACCTTGCAAGCCTGAGCTATTAAGGCGGAAAAACACACCATCCGTAGGTGCCGCCGCTGAAATGGTAGCGGTCTGGCCCCCAAACTCAACAAAATTATTTGTAGGGCAGTTAGCAGAAAAAGCTACTTCTTGGTCAAAAGACAGGGTATGCGTTCCAATAGCAGGGAACGAAGCATAGGTCTGGATACCTGAGAAAGAACCAGCAGCAGAACCTGATGCATTAGCACTGTTACTGGTAAAGTTACCAGCAACAAAGCCGTTAGTAAATGTAGTAGCAAGCGAGGTATGCTTACCCGTGTACTGGGCAGCAGCAGAATAAGAGTACTCGTCAAGTTGAATATCTTGGCTAACCCGGCCACGGTAATCAATATCGACTTCCATAGAGGCAAGCCGTGCTACACCTGTAATGACACCTTGGTCATTTTCAGAGAATGCTCTAATAGCGCCTACGTTAGCAGCATTAGTCCATGCGTCTGTTTCGGTAACTACTTCAAGTGACCTATAGGTATTAACGTCTGCACCAGTTCCAGTAACTGCACCTACGATTGTATTGTCCATTGACATAGTAGTTCCTTATTAGTCTGCCCAAACCCAGCGCACCTTATAGGTGCCTTGCAGTTTCTGTTGTGATGTTGCGTATATGGTAAAGCCAGTAGCTGCTGTCGGTGTACCGCAAGTCAAGCCGCAGAATACGTCAAAGTACCTGTGGTCCCTTGCAGTATGGTCCGCCGTGCTATCATCACCCATCACCCAAGCCTCTGCCTTACTCGTCGCGCTTATTGTGCCCTGACCAGAAACGACGACCGTTGCTTCGTTAGAGCCGGGAAAGGCTCCGAAGTTAATAGTCGCTGTTCCGGTTCCAGTAGCCATTATGCGTTAATGTAGAGAGGTGTGGTATACGTGATGCCGTAGTTACCATTCGTGCTGGTAATGGTGCCACCAAAGTCCACAAAGCTAATAAGCTTGTCGGTAGCTGCTGTACCAGTTGAAAGATAAATGATAGCGCCTACTGCCGAAATACTAGCAGCAGTCCAGCCAGCCACAATATTCGATGGGGTCACTGGAACCCGATTATTGGTGGTATCGACTGCACCCACCGTCATTGTCTGTGCAATACCACCAGTAGCATAACCACCACCAGCGGCAACTTCGTTCGTCACATCAGAGCGGTTAACCCATGCGTCGATATTACCAGCGCTTGGAATGGACGTTACAAGCAGTACTTTAAAAGTACCCGAAGCAAAGTTAACTGCAGCCCTAGCAAGGTGGTCTGCCAAGTTGGTAAAGTTCGATGATGCCATGCTAAAGCTCCGTTATGCTTGTGGGAATTCCCACGTAATGAGTGCGGCATTATCGCCTACACCCGCTGAAAACGTATCATTCACGGACTTTACTACTTCTCCAAAATCCTGAACGTACAACACAATGCCTGATTCTACGTGGTAAACGACAGCACTACGCGCCGCTATGTTTGAATTTTTCCACTGCGCGTTAATGTTTCCACCAAGGTCTATAGCGCCGTCTCTTTGCACCACTTCCATAACGCCTACTGACTTACCACCTGTAGCATAGCCAGTTGCAGCACCGGATGCTACTTCTCCGCTAGAGCTATAAACCTCTCCAGTGAACATATCAGAATACAGAGCAATCTTTAACTCTGTATTATGGTAATCTCCGCTAATATACCCAGCAAGCAGCTTAATCATTGCATAGCCTCTGCCGTAGTAGTACCATCGGCGTTCTTTGTAAGAATCACTTTCCTATTCACCGGCTGCTTACCCTGCTCAAGCACAAGGTTAAGCTCTATTGGCTGCATATCCACAGTGACTTGCACTGGCTTATTTGCAGAGCTTTGCATAGCAAATGCCATATCCTGCACCGCTCTCATAGCACCTTCCGTCGCTTCCACCGCCCGGTCTGCGCTGGCGTGGGCGCTGGACAGCATCTGTGCGGCAAGCTGCACATCGGATTCAGCCTTCACGGGGCCTTTAGGAGCCGCTGGAGCCTTTGGCTTCAAGGTCTGGCCCATTGCACTTGTGTTGGAGTCTGGATTGCCTCCAGCCTGCCCAGCCGCGCCCTGACCCCTGAACATGGTGCCGGATTTTGGCGTGTAGCCGTCTGGTGGCAAGTTACCAGTCAGCGCTATACAAGCTTCTTCATCAGTCAGAAAGCCAAGGCTTAGTAGGTCAAGGATGCGTGACTGCTCCATCGACTTATAAGCTTCAAGTTCCCTCGTTGGGCGCAGGTCAATCGGTTCGTACTCAAACTCTACATAAGCATCTTGCCCCATGATGCGTACAGCAATAGTCATTGCACGGGAGTATATCTCATTGAGCTTAACTCGCAGCATATTCGCTTGCTTAACATACAGCATAGCCTCTGTAGAGCTAGCGTTCGATGTAGAAGCTTGGCCAAGGATAACTGGTAATGTCTTTGCACCGCTGCTCAGTTTCCCGTTCAGCACTTTCTGTATGCGCTCAATAATAGCGCTTGGGTCTTGCCCACCATCAATGTATTTATAGTCTACTTGGTCATAGCTAACAAAAGCATCTTCTGGTGCAGCGCCATTCACTACGGCTTGCACTTCCTGAATCAGTGCATTCTTATATGCAGCGTACTTTTCAGGGTCGCCGAGGATATCAGGTGGCGTAAACTTCTTCACCGCTTCGCTGTCAAGAATAGCAGTCAAGCGCGGCAGCACAGCCCGCTTCAAGGCCCTACGTGTATCATTGTTAAAGTCAATGTCTGCAAGGATGGGCTGTATAGCCGACTCCACGTATGAAGACGGGTACACCTCTGTTTGCAGCTGATCTACCGTAACGTAAATAATGGTAGGCAAGTCCAGATCAATATCCTCGCCGCCGATACGCTGTTTAAGCTTAAAGCTATTATCTTCTTCAAACATTACAAGCGTAGTAACGCTGATTGGGTTAAGGCTAGCAGGAATCCTTGCCTTATCCAGCGCTACTTCCAAGCAGCTAGCACCATCGAGAATCAACTCAAGGCCAAGCGCTTCACTCAAGCTTTGCAAGCCCATCTGTGCGCCAAAGGTTCCGTCTACGTTTCCAAGGTAGGTCATGCGGCGCAGCAACTCGTGTGCAAGTTTCGTAGCTTCTACGCTTACCTTGCCGTCCATATCCCTTGCAGTCAACTTGAACTTCTCAGGAATGCCAGTACGCATCAAGAATGACACTGCGCTGCTAAGGTCTGGGCTACTCTTGCTCAGCTCTCGCAACACTTTCTGCGTATTAGACTGTGACCTTGCCGATACCAGTCTATCGGTATTAGCAAGGTTTCTATCAGTCTTTGGTGACGCACTTGTACGTACCGCAGTCTGTGTTCTATAGCCGGGCAGACCTTGAGGACCCTTAGGAGCCTTAGGTATAGGCATCGGAGGCAGCAATGCCGCCTCAAACTTATTCATCAGGGTGTCTAAGAGTTTCATATTAGCCTTTCAGTCCGTACTGCAATACGTAATAAGCGTCTACGCAATCGCATATAGGGTTTATAACTTTTGCAGACTTATCTGTAGTACTAAACCAGCTGTATATATTTCCTACGCTACTATTAAAAGCATTAAGCATCGCTCTTTTATCTGCTTTGCCGCTTCCAGTCGCATTTTTCTTTATTGAAGCTATATTGTAAGGTACCACTTGATACCCTAGTTTGTACAACTTGTACTTAAGTATTCCGCAACTTTCTGCGGACTGGCTAGCTCTATAACCGCTATAAGCGTAATCTTCTATAGCTACTTTACAAGGTTCTGGCAGTATATTTTGGATTCCTCTGATTAAACCCTCGGCTACCTGATCGTATTTTTCTAAAATGTTAGAGCATACTGGATACTCTAGCATCTGCACATTACTATTTGTAACTACGTGCTTAGCAGCCTGTCTGTAGCATACATAGTGATACTCTCCGTTAAGTAATATACAGGCAGCTGGGGAGTTAACGGAAAAGTCAATGCCGACCATAGAGTTTCCAAAAATGTACCGGATGATAACTTCCTTACGAGTATTCCTTGGGCCTAAACGCTACCAAAAGTGGAGTTCTCCCCGGTTCCGTCCACCCACTTACAGTGCCTAGCAGGGTAGTGGCAAGGAACATGTACATCAGTGAAAAGAAGTAGTGATCTTGCCCATCCGTCTTTTGCCAACTGAAAACAAGCTCGTCATTCTGGAATATCTTAGTACGCTTTAAGCTCAAGTAGTGTTCTTGCAGTACACCATCATCTGCTCCCTTTGAGATGAATATCTTATTTTCCTTGAATATCTCAAGTAGCTTATCAAATGCAGCAGTACGGTTAATCTTTAGCAAGCGCAAGTTTAGCTTACCCTCTTCTGCATCTTCGTCTTTATCAGCTACAGTGTACATCTGTGGATTCTTAGATGTTGTAAACACTGCACCATAAGCATTAGTGTCTACTTCACAGACTGACATAATCTCAGAAACATAGGGCTGCACGTCATGTACTGATATAACTACTCGGTATTGGCGTATAAGCTCAAGCCTGCGCTCTCTAAACTTAGATAGCGGCACCATTTCCCTATGCACTACAAGCAGCAAGCCCTCATTAGACAGTCTGCCGATAGTCACAGCGCACAGTAGGCCCATGTCAAAGCCCATGAAATGTATAGCACTACTAGATAAATCAGCTTGTACAAGCGCCTTGCTTATATCCGCTGCAGTCAACTGCTCATTCGTATCTTCGCTTGTTTCGCCTAGTACCTGATTTTGCCATTCTGCTCTTGTATTGAACTCCGTACTTGTTCGTACCAAATACGCTGGCACAAGCAAGCGGCAAGCAGTGACCGGTGTAACGTAGTGCGTATGTGCTTCATAATTATCATCTGGGTTTTCTACCACCCACTCAAGTCTGGTAGGGTCAAACTGTGGGTCGCGTCTGCAAGCTGGGCACATCCAGTGGGCTTTTTGCCACTGGTAGTCTTTGATGTTATACTTCGTTAACCCTTTAAGGTCGTCGTAATAGCCCGGAATCACAATATCCGTGTGGTAGCTTGGTAACCATTTATGGCCACAGCAGTTGCATATACCCATATGGCGTATGCGCTTTGAAGTCTCTGCTTCCTTAGAGATTCCCACACCTTCTTGTGTGGGTGTGCTAAACTGCCTGATAATCTGGTGCTTAGAGGCTTGCAAGCGGCTTCTAAACTGCTTCAGGGTGTCCGGGTCACACCGGTCTATCTCGTCAGCTACAAGGCAGTCTGCACTGATAGACAAGGCTGCAGTTTCTGATCTAGTTCCGCGAATAAACAAGAAATTGCCGTTGATTTCCTTTAACTCTGTCGAGTCTACATTGACATTTAACAAGCGCTTAAGGTCAGGACTGCCGTAAAGTATGGGGTTTACTTTGGTAATTGTCAGCTTTGTCGCATCATTGGTCGATGGCAAGGCATAAATAACGTTAAACTGCTTTTGTGTAGCAAGGGCAGACAGAAAGTAGCAGATTGTGCTGACAGTCAAGCCGATCTGCGCTGGTTTAACTGTGTTCGTTACACGCGAATCATCATTAAGAATAGCTCGTTGGAACTCATAACCACCCGTAAAAGACAGCTTTTTGCTCTCTAAAATGATATGTTTTTCTGCATAACTTGCTAGATTATGCAGGTGAAATACATTATTTAGGCCATCTTCTATGCGTTTATAGTGGTCATTTAGCACTTCCTGCCCTTTCAAGTGCTGCTTTATACGCTATCAGGAACTCTTCATGTATAGCTGCATGTGGCTTCAAGGTTTCTAGTAGTACATCTTCAATGATTCTCAAGCGCCCAGCGTTATATATATCCGTTTGCTGCTTAGTGATGCTAGCAAGGATAGAAGTAATGGTGTTTAGGGTCTGCGCTTTTTGGTTTAGCGGTGTTTCTGGGTCGTGCATAACCTCGGATATCAAGGTTTCTGCACGGTTGTATTGCTTTAGTAGCTCAGTTTCAAGGTTTAGCTCGTTAAAGCTGGTAACCAAGTGTACTTTGGGGATTACTTTTGGGGTTTCTGGTACATCACCCTCAAAGTCAATTAGACTCATTATCTATCTCCCTTACTTTGTTTACTGCGCGCATCATTGTGTTGTAGCTTACAAAGGCTATCTTTGCAGCTTGGGATATGCTGTACTTTCCTTTTAGTACCTCACGTCCAAGCTCTAATTTCAGGGCTTTACGCGCTTCAATCAGGGGCTTTTTATTGAATATGGGTTGCTTGCCGGGAAAGACTGAGGATACGTATTTTTCATGTACTCCAAGCTGCTTGGCAAGTTCCCTAGTCGTTATCCTGCGCTCCCAAAGGTCTTGTCTTTGCTGTTCCGTCGTGCGCGAGGCTACGGTGTCAGGTCGCTTTGGGTTGGCTTTGGGCCATGTCACAGGATATGTCATTTTCGGATTGTGCCATAGAATTTTTGGTTTGTGTCATGTAGGTGTGCATATCTATGTGTTTATAAAAGTTTTAGAATATATTTTGCATGTCGAGGTGGGCTGGTATGGGCCGCCAATTATAGCACACATAAACCCTATACGTCAACAGGGTAAACCCCTATATACAAACCCGGTCCCTTATGTTAGTCGCGCACCTAGGTGGTAACCCCTATCACATAATTTGCACCTTGTCTATTAGGGTTTGTCCTAGTGCTTTTCTTGTGTAGGCGTGAGACTATATAAGCCCCAATTACTTACTTTGAAAGGTTTATCATGAGCGCTTCTAAATTCTCCCTCTCCGCCTTTGTGGCCGCCCTTCCCTCTGATGTGACGGCCGCACAGGCAAAGGCCGCCAAGTTTGGGGGCGTACAAGCCGCCGCCGCCGCTTACTTGAAAGGCGGCCAGAAGGAGGCCGCCTCGATCGGTGCTATGGGCCATGTATGGAAAGGCATCGTACAGGCCGCCGCATACGGCAATAGGACTATCCTGTCAGGCTTTGCCGTTGCCTCTAAAAAGCAAAGCCATGTTTTCCGCTCACTGGTGGCCGCCGGCATTGTGTCCGATAGTGGCACAGTGACTGTGCCACTGTGCGATGACGTGGCCGCATTGGTGCGGGATAACGATGCACGGGCCTCCCTTGAAAACGCCCTTCCCTTCATTCAATGGTGCATGAATCAGGAAACCACAGGCAAAGCCGCCGCCGATACCGCCAAGGCAGAGGCCGCCAAGGCAGAGGCCGCCAAGGCCGCACAGGCACAGGCAGAGGCCGCCGCCGCCGTGGGGTTGACAGTGGCGGAGGCACAGGCACAGGCCGCCGCCAAGGCAGAGGCGGAGGCCGCCGCCGCCCGCCTTGGCGCGGCTTTCACTGTCATTCTTGAGGCCGCCGACAAAGCCGCCGCCAAGGCCGCCGCCGCACAGGCAGAGGCCGCCGCCGCACAGGCCGCCGCCGCCTCTGCCCGCGTTGATTTTGTCCGGGCGTGGCTTGAAAAGACGCCCGCCGCCGTTGGCGTATTCGCAGAGGCCGCCGCACAGGCCGCCGCCGCACAGGCAGAGGCCGCCGCACAGGCCGCCGCGTTGGCAGAGGCACAGGCCGCCGCCAAGGCAGAGGCAGAGGCACAGGCCGCCGCCGCCGTTGACGCGGAAAATGATGCTGTGAGTGCGGCCATGAAGGCCGCCGCACAGGCAGAGGCCGCCGCACAGGCAGAGGCAGAGGCCGCCGCACAGGCAGAGGCAGAGGCCGCACTGATGTAACTGCCAAGGGCACAGGCCGCCGCCTGTGCTTTTCAATGGCCGCCGCCTGTGCGGCCATTGAAAAGCCCGCCGCTATCATGCGGCGCCCGCTGGATCATTAAAAAGTCGCCCAGAGGGCAGCGGGATGTTACCCGCCGCCGCATAGTGTCATCAAAGGCCGCCGCACATACCCGCCGCCCTTTGATGTAACTGCCCTGCCTCTATCCCTTGTTTAATCCGGGTTGTTTGCCCTGTATTCATTGGCATTGTTTGCCCTTGTTACAGGATAAAAACAAAACACTTTCAACCCGCCCCGATAGTAGCCGCCGCCTCTGGGTTTATATCCCTCTCCAGTCCCTCTGGCCGTGCCTCTGGCCGTGCCTCTGGCCGTGCCTCTGGCCGTGCCTCTGGCCGTGCCTCTGGCCGTGCCTCTGGCCGTGCCTCTGGCCGTGCCTCTGGCCGTGCCTCTGGC